CTCTATTTCAGTCCGGGTTCAAAATCATTCGGAACGGAGTTAACCGTAATCAATGGTGGAAAAGGTATTGTTGAAATCGCTTATTTAACTGATTATATATTTTTATATAGAGGAAAACAATACAGTTTTGTCCGTTTGAATAAGCCTGGTGATACTGTAGATTTAATATTCTCACCAATAACTATGAGTGCAGCTCCTAATTTGGGGGTAGCTCTTATTATTAGAAATGGTCCAAATTTCAAAGTCGCTTCCGATGGGGTTACTTTGGAGAGTTATTGATCATACGGCAAAGACCGTCTTTATCAGCATCTCCCAATGCTGTGATTTTGGGAAACAAATTAAACAAAAAAGAGATAATTCTAAAATGTTAAATTGGGCTGATTTTCTTGATAGAAAAAACGCCCGTTAAAAGTATCAGGGTATGATAGAAAAGATTATAGCTAAGAATTACAATAATGATTTGGAAACCAAAGATAGTCTAAGTAAAGTAAAAGCAGTTGATGTTGCAGGTAATGATATACTTGTTAATCCTGGAATTGTTGCACAATCTGGAGGGTGTGGAAGATATACTCCGGATGATAGGGTATCGCAAAACAAATGGTACAGAATTGCTTTAGGACGCTACGGAAATGTCCCTCATGCTGTACTCTTGATGGTAGGAAACTATTATAATAATGAGGCCCCAAATTCTCAGTTGTTATACATCCATGCTGATGGATATAGCGATAGGCAATCTATTGTTCAATTAGCTAATTCTGGTAGAGTAATAAGTAAAGCTCGAATATTATATAAAGCAACAACTACGGATGGGCCTATAGTTGATGTATTTATTCGAA